CTCGGTTCGAATCGGCATCAAGGCACCAAAGCACATCAACATCGCTCGCAAGGAATTGCGGATTGAGTCGGCAGAAGCTGAAGACAGCGATTGCGATTGAACACACGCCCGCTGGCGGCTTTCTTGGGTGCGGGCTTCGTGGGTTCGCGCCGTCAGCGGGGGTGTTCCTTTTGAAGACGAGCCATGAAAAGCAAATCGAAGTACGGCAACAAAAAAGTTGTCATCGACGGGATCAAGTTTGATTCGAAACGCGAAGCTCAACGGTACGGAGCTTTGCAGCTGATGCTGAAGGCGGGGCTCATTTCAAACCTGCGAATGCAGGTTCCGTATCAGATCGTCATTAACGGTAAGAAGTGCTTCAAATACTTGGCTGACTTCGTTTATGACGACGGCGGAAAAGAAATCATTGAGGACGTCAAGGGGTTCAGGACGCCTCTTTATCGGCTCAAAAAGAAGATTGTGGAAGCGTGGTTTGGTGTTGTGATTGTGGAAGTTAAGTAGAGGAAAAGTTTAATGCTGAAAATTGTCAAAGGCCGTCAAGGTGGCCCGCGTCGAGTGTTGTTTCACGGGACAAACTTTATTGGCAAGACCACGTTTGCTTCGCAGGCGTTTGGAGGTTGTCTGCTCATAAATCTGGAGGACGATAAAGACGTCGACATGGACAAGACGCCTCCCATCAGAACGTGGGAAGATCTCCAGGCTTGGTGCGGAGCTGGCGGATATGTCGACTTGGAAAGTCAAAAGCCTGACTGGCCTTACAAATGGATTGCGATCGACACGCTTGATGCTGTCGAGCGACTGTTGAAAAAAGAGATCTGCCGAAAAGCTGGGGTTGAGTCGATGGCCGATGACAAGTTCTCTTACGGCAAGGGCAAGCCGCCAGTTGAAGTCGCATGGAACAAGTTCCACTTCATGATGGACTGGCTTCATTCGGAACGCGGCGTCGGAATCATCCTGCTTGCACACAGCGATGGGAGAAAGATTACTCCACCGGACGCGCCGAGCTATGAGAAGTGGGAGCCGTCAATCGAGCCCTACGCGGCCGATCTATTCTGCGACTGGTGCCAGGAAGTGTTCTTCGGAACGTTCGAGACGTTCATTGTTGCCGAGGACGCTGGATTTAATCGCACTCGCAACATGGCCGCTGGTGGAACTGAGCGAGTGATTCACACATCACCAACAGCAGGCATTCGCGCAAAGAATCGCCTGCAGATGCCGAGCACGATGAAAGAGTTTTCGTTTGAGAAGTACGCGGAGTTTTTTGTCCCTTCTGAGTTGTTGAAGAAAGGTTGATTGAGATGGCAAGTTTGAATGGTGGTTTCAAGCAAAGTGAAGTTCCGGACAGCAAGTTCGATGCATTGCCGGAAGGTGAGTATCGGGCGTTGATTGTAGAGAGTGTCTTGAAGCCGACAAAAAAGCCTGGCGGGGAGCTGATCGAAATCAAGTGGCAGATTCTTGACGGTCCTTACAAGAATCGCACTGTGTTTGATCGGGTCAATTGGAAGAACTCAAACCCAGCGGCACAGACGATCGGGCGTCAGCAACTGAAGAAGATTGCGAAGGCAGTTGGGGCTCCTGAAGAGTTCTCAGACACGTCGATTCTTCACATGAAGCCCTGCCTGATTGTGATCAAGGTCGGTGAATATAACGGCGAGCCGAACAACGAAATCAAAGGCTACAAGGCCGCGTTGCCATCGTCATCGCAGCCAGCAACGACTGCCGCAACAGCGACCGCCGGCAAGCCTGCTGGCTGGTAGTTCACAAACACAGGCGCGGGGACCGTCTCCGCGCCTTTTTTATGTCCTCAGATAAGGCAGTGAGATGACAGTGAAGTTTTCAAAAATGACCGAAGGTGTTGCTGAGTTCATCGTGGCTGATGCGCACGAGAAACTCAGTGGCCAAGACACCACGGAAGAAGTTGTTGTTGATGCAATGCCGGAAGCTGAAAAACAGTTTCTCGCAGAGATCATCAAGGAGAAACTGTTTTTCAGCTTGAATGTTCTGGTTGGCGAAGCGGTCTACGAACACGATCTGAAGAAGCTGCAGGCGAAAGCCGCAAAAGAACATCTTGACGAGCTTCAGATGCGGCTTCATGCGTTCATTAAGGACGGGCCAAAGAAGCCCGATCCTCAGAATGAATTGCCGTTCATCGAGTGGCAGCAGGTTCCGATTGAGCAGGCCATCACCGTGACTGAAAAGCAACTTGAGAAGTTGCATGAAGGCGGGATCAAAACGGTGATCGACTTTGAAAACGAGCGAGGCGGAAACCGCTTCTCCAAAATCAAAGGCATCAAAAAGAAGGACGTTGAGAAGTGGGAGACGGAAATCCTTGAGTGGATTGGTGTGAATGCTCGTGAACCAGAAGGAGCCGACGATGCAGTGTCGAATGACGCTAACGACTGAAGTCCAGCAACCATGGCCAGCGATGCTTGTCAGCCATATCCAAGCGGACATCAAGAGCAAGTCGAGGCCAGTTCAGGAAACAGTGATCGTCCTGTTTCTGGAACCATGGCAGGTCAAACAAATGCAGGGCGATCAGTGGATTAGTGAGATGTGCTCCAAGTTGCGGGCACACCATGGGATTACTTGTTTTGACATCAAGGTTGAGGTGATCAATGACGGCAACGGCTGAACTGACAATGACACAGCGAGCGGTCGAAGAACTTTCGACGTTCAATGAGCTGATTGCGACGGTGATTCCTTACGGAGAATTGACAGTCGCTGAGGATGGAATCGGCAAGGTTGAAGAGGCTCACAAGGCCGTTAAGCGGCTACATGCTGACATCGAGAAGAAGCGAGAAGAGCTTAAAGAAGACTCGCTGAAGTACGGACGCACTGTTGATTCGATTGCTACGCAGTTGAAATCAAAAGTTAAGGAAGTCGAAGCGAAATTGAAGGCTGAGCGAGACGCTCACGACGCTGTCGAGAAAGCCGAAAAGGCCGCTAAAGAAGCCGCAAAGCAAGCTGCAAAACAAGCCCGAATCAATGAAATGGTTGCCAACGGAATCACCATTGATTGGGTAGCGGCTGAGATGCCTGATGAGGACTGGATGTTCTGGTTTGCGAATGCAAAACGTCAGGCTGAAGCCATCGCTGAAGAGAAACGGATTGCTGAAGAGTTCGAGGCGAAGCAACGCAAGGAACGCGAAGAACTGGCCGCGAAGCTTCAGGCCGAACATGAAGCCGAAACGAAACGCCAAGCAGAAGAACTCCGCATTCGCGCGGCAGAAATTGAGCGGCAACGGTTGGCTGATGAGGCGGTCCTTACTGAGCAACGCAAAGCGATGGAAGCGAAGCTCGCAGAAGAGCGCATGGCCATGGAAGCTGAGAAGGAAGCTCTGCGACAACAGCAGGAGGAACTTCGAAAGGCTGAACTTGCAAGGCAAGCCGAAGTTGAACGACTCGCAGCCATTGAGAGACAGGCAGCAGAAGCGAAAGCTAAATCTGAACGCGAAGCCGCTGAGGCAGCACGTCTCGAAGCACTCAAGCCAGAGATTGAGAAAGCTCAAGGCTTCGCTGAGTGCCTTGTGACGGATGCCATGGATTCACTTCAGCGCCTGGGCAATCCAGCCTGGGGAGACGATGCCATGCACATCATCCGGAACTGCGGTTCTTCAATTGTTGCTTTGGTAGTTCAGCGATGATCGAAGCCTACGACAAAAAAACTGGCGACGGCAATTGGCTGCGCCAGTCTCTTCAAATCTTACAGGAGGCAATTGAAAGTGTTCAGCGAACTAAAAGCCAGATGGCTGAAGAAGACCGGGGAGCCAATGCCGGAATCAATCTTACGGCTACCGCTCAAAAAGATCTGCAAAGCTGTTCAGCTGGTTGAGGCCGGCGTGACGGTTGTTGTTCCTCCTGAGATAGCTGAAGCATCGCGGGAGTCTGATTCTTCAATCCGTTACTGGGACGGGGAGTCAAACAATTGAGTCTCACACCTCGCTGGTATCAGTCAGAAGGAAACGCGGCCGCGTGGGCGTACATGGCCGCAAAGTCTGGGAACCCTGTTGTTGTTTTGCCGACCGGGGCTGGGAAGTCACTGCTGATTGCTCTGCTCATTCAGCAGGCTGTTGAGTTCGGTGGCCGTGTGGTTGTGTTGGCACACCGCAAAGAGTTGCTCCAACAGAACGCCGATGAGATCCGAGGGCTTATTCCCGGGGTTGATGTTGGGATCTATTCCGCTGGATTGAAGAGTCGCGAGATTCACAACGCGGTGGTTGTCGCTGGCATTCAATCAGTGTTTCGCAAAGCGGAAGACCTCGGGCGTAGACACCTTGTGATTGTTGACGAAGCCCATTTGATTAGTGATCTCGAAGAATCAATGTACGGTCAGTTCCTCAGCTCCATGAAGGCCAATGAAGGACTTCGCATTGTTGGGTTGACCGCTACGCCGTTTCGCACCGGAGCAGGCCCAATCTGCGGACCTGACAGGATCTTTCAGCGGGTTGTCTTCGAAGCGAAGACGGCTCAGTTGATTGCTGAAGGCTTTCTATGTCCGATCACAAACAAGGTCGCGGAGGCCGAAGTCAACACTGATAAAGTTTCTCTTCGCGGCGGTGAGTTCGTTGAATCGGAAATGCAGGCGGCTTTCGACGTTGACGAAAAGGTGTGGGCAGCTTGCCTTGAGATTTTGGACAAAACAAAGAACCGAAATTCTGTCCTGATCTTTGCGTCTGGCGTTCATCATGCAGAGCAGATCGCAGAAACAATCAACGCGATGGTTCTCGGGGAAGTTGCAACCGTTGTCACCGGCGAGACGCTGCCAATAGAGAGAGCCGAAACCCTGCGGAGATTTGTCGCGGGTGAACTCCGTTTCCTTGTCAACGTCGACGTCTTGACCACCGGATTCAATGCGAAGTGCGTTGACGCGATTGCCATCCTAAGAGCGACGATGTCCCCGGGGCTTTTCTGCCAGATGGTTGGCCGCGGGTTGAGGCTTCACCCTTCGAAAAACAACTGCCTCCTGTTGGACTTTGGCGGGAACATTGCCCGCCATGGCTCGATTGACGATGAGAACTTTGGACGCTCCGAAGGCAAGGGCCGCGCTGGTGTGGCCGCTCTAAACGGACGCGGGAAGAAATGCCCTGCGTGCGAACTGGATGTTGCTGTTGCGTCAACTGTATGCCCTGAATGCAACTTTCTGTTTCCTCGCAACATCGAACCAAAGCACGACACGACAGCGGATGAGTCTTCGCAACTCACCGGGGCGATGCCTCCTGAGGAATGGGACGTTAAAGACGTCATCGTGAAGGTTCACACGAAGAAGGACGACGAAGAAGCCCCGCAAACTGTGCGGGTTGATTACGTGGTGAGCAAGACCGGCGAAGTCGGGAACCTCGCTCAACATGTGATCCCTGAATGGGTCTGCCCTGGGCATACAGGTTTTGCACGTTCAAAGTTTCTGGCGTGGTGGGACGCTCGCTCAATTTGCGATCCGCCGGAGAACGCGCCGGATGCTGTGGCGTTGATCAACATGGGCGTCTGTCGACGGCCGGTGCGAATCACGACAAAAAAAGACGGTCGCTGGCATCGCATCACAGAGTGCTTCTTTGAATCTGAGAAGCCGACCGAGCTGGCACAGCAGGAAGAGACAAAAGTTTTCAGTGGCTTAGAAGAAGACGTTCCGTTTTAAGGAAATTTGCAATGATGAAACGATCAGAAGATCAGGAAGCAGCATACCGAAAATTCTTGCAGTGGGTTGCCTTGAATTCGTCTCGGGAGTTCCGCCTTGGCGGCCTCGCAGGGACAGGAAAGACAACGCTTGTCAAAGCAATGCAACAGCAAATGAATAACTGCGATGTCATAGCGCCAACCGCAAAGGCAGCGGAGGTACTCAATAAAAAAGGCGTGACTTCAGCCCATGTGTAGAGAACAACCCACTCCTCGTTGTCATCAAAGTAGCCTTCACCCCAATCGGCCTTTTCGCGTTGAGTGTGAGTGCAGTCTTTTTGCTTCCCGACTGGCTCTGGAATCCGACACGGCAAGCCATGCAAATCGAGTCCAGCAAGTTTTTCCGCAATCGTGTATTCAACCATCACGAAAACTCTCCATGCTTATCATGATCCATCATTGAAGACGGCTGTTCTTCAGCAACCGCTGCCGTCTCTTTCGGCACGACAACCGTCACACCAGCCTCAACCAGTTGAACTGCCTTGCAGATTTTTTTGAGTGGCAGCCTCAGAATTGATTCCGGCATCGGCTCTCCTGTCTTCTTCAGCCATCTGGCTTTTAGTTCGCTGAACACTTTCAATTGCCTCCTGTAAGATTTGAAAAGACTGGCGCAGCCAATTGCCGTCGCCAGTCTGTTTGTCGTAGGCTTCGATCATCGCTGAACTACCAAAGCAACAATTGAAGAACCGCAGTTCCTGATAATGTGCATGGCATCATCTCCCCAGGCTGGATTGCCCAGGCGCTGAAGTGAATCCATGGCATCCGTCACAAGGCACTCAGCGAAGCCTTGAGCCTTCTCAATCTCTGGCTTCAGTGCTTCAAGGCGTGCAGCCTGAGCGGCTTCGCGTTCGGCTTTAGCTTTCGCTTCTGCTGCTTGTCGTTCGATGGCTGCAAGTCGCTCAGCTTCTGCCTGCCTTGCAAGTTCAGCTTTGCGAAGTTCCTCCTGCTGCTGTCGAAGGGCTTCGCGTTCTGCTTCCATCGCCTTGCGTTGCTCAGCGAGAACCGCCTCATCGGCCAACCGTTGCTTCTCGATTTCGGCCGCGCGGATGCGAAGTTCTTCAGCTTGACGTTTCGTTTCGGACTCATGTTCGGCCTGAAGTTTCGCGGCCAGTTCTTCGCGTTCTTTGCGTTGCTTTGCCTCGAACTCTTCAGCAATCCGTTTCTCTTCAGCGATGGCTGCAGCCTGACGTTTTG